GTTTCTCAGCATCGCTTGGCGACACTCTTCTTCAGTCCCGTTCCACTTTGAGAAGGGATTTGTCATGTGCCAACGCACAGCTATCTCAGCTTTCTCTAACAGATAGGCTTCCTTCGCCTCCCTCTCATCCTTTTCCTTCTGGAGGCGTGTCTTTAGTGAGTCCAGAGCCTTATCTATTCTCTTTTGCTGGGCATTGCTTACTGGGCCGGATTCGACAAGCTCTTGCCATAAATCCAACTCCATTACCTTAAAGCCGCTTTCGGCATTTCTAATTGCTGCACAGAGCGGAGTGAACTCCTTATCGTCTCTGTACACGGTTTTCTCGATGGTTTCTTCTGGTATTAGTTCTTGGTTTGTCTCTTGGTTTGTCATGATGATTTTATCTTTCTTTGATGTATCTCAATGACTCTAGGATGGCCACTCATGATTCGGGCAACGCTCTTACGAACCGAGTTTATGATTTCACTCTGCCCTCATGGGTGACCGAGATGCCATTACGCACCTCACCTCCGAAGAGGCTTTCCGGTTCCATAACAAGTTTTTCACGGAAACCTTCGCGCCGCTCTGCTTCGGTATGGTCCTAAGTGACCCTCATGCAGAGAACGATCCCGCAGCCCTTGTGGGGTAGCTATCGTTAGGTGGATTGCCTTGACAACCCTTGCCTCTCTACATATAAATACGACCACCACGATTCTAAATAAACAATATGCCTAAAATAGCCCAACCGACCAAGATGCCACCGATTCCCGAGGAAAAAATCGATGACCTAACTGCCGCCGTCCGCGATGGACTTAATCTGGTTTCCGCATGCAAATTTGTGGAACTTTCCTTGCCTCAGGTTGAGAAGTGGCTCCGTATTTATCCCGCGCTGAAATCCGCTGTGGAGAAAGCAACCGCTGACCATGAGCATAGAATGGTTCAACTTGCCGCTCACCACGCCGAACGTGACGGAAAACTTGCCATCGCAATCCTTGAACGCCGCCACGCGCAGTGGAATAAGACCGAGAGGCAGGAAATCAAACAGGAAACTCAGGGAACCGTCAGTCCAGAGCTATTGCGGGCCTTGGCTGGTGCACCTGAGAGAGTCAGACCACGGGAGGGTACGCCCCCCATAGCGTCATAGTATATAATATACCCCCCTCAAATTATCGGAGCACCAAAAAAGTGGCCCTAAGACTAAAGAACCCCCTAAAATCAGCTAAAATATCCAAGAAAACGGCTGGTGAAATACAGAAAAAGGTAGCTAAAAAGGGAGATAAGCCCCTAACTAAGCGTGGAATAGTGGAGCGATCTGCTAATTTGGAGAACTTCCCTGAGCTATTTCTGGGCCTGAAGCCGTATGAGTGGCAGAAACGCGTTCTAAGCGATCTTAATTTCAAGGAGGCCCGTGTAGCCATGAAGGCAGCAAACGGCTCAGGAAAGACCGCTGTGGTCGCAGGAGCGGCTGTTCTGTGGCACATGATAAGATTCCCTCAAAGCCTGACTATTACGACGGCTGGGGTGTGGAGACAGGTGGAGGATCAGTTATGGCCTAACCTTCGTAAGTATATTGCCAATCTGGGTGACGGGTGGAGGGTTACGAGTAATGAGCTTGAGCACGCGAATGGGTCTAGGGCTATTGGGTTTAGTACGAATGATGCTGGTAAGTTTGAGGGCTGGCATAGGCAGGGGCCGTCGGACAACCTTATGATGATAGTTGATGAGGCTAAGACTGTTCCTGATTCTATATACGAAGCTATAGCCAGATGTCAGCCGAGTCGCTTGCTAGTGATGTCAAGTCCGGGGGGGCCGTCCGGTGCTTTCTATAAGGCATTTACTAAGGAGGCTAGTTATTGGGATACGCATAGTGTTACGGCCTTCGACTGCCCACATATACCTAAGGATTGGATTGATGAGCAGACGGAGAAGTGGGGGATTGAGCATCCGTTGGTGAGGTCTATGATTTACGGGGAGTTCATGGACTTGGGCTCTGAGAACTTAGTGATACCGTATAACAGCTTACAGTTCTGCTATCAGAATCCTCCGTCGAAGAGGTCGGGTAGAAAGCTGGCCTTCTGTGATTTTGCGGCTGGGGGTGATGAGAATGTACTGTGCGTTAGGGAGGGTAATGAGATTCTGCCCCTTAAATGCTGGAAGGAGAGGAACACGATGGAGGGTGTGGGGCGGTTTATTATGGAGTTTAAGAAGATGGGGCTGGAAGCTCAGAATATATACGCTGATGCGGGAGGTCTGGGTATTCCTATGTGTGACGCTTTAGCGGAGGCGGGTTGGGTGGTTAACAGGGTAAATAATGGCAGTAGGGCTCTCGATGACAGGCATTATGGGAACAGAGGGGCAGAGATGTGGTATGAGTCTGCTCGCATGATTGAGAAGGGTGATGTACGTTTGCCTGAGGATGAAATACTGGTGGAGCAGCTTACTACCAGACTGGGCAAGACTAACAGTAAGGGTAAGCTAATGCTGGAGAGTAAGGATGATATGAGGTCTAGGGGGCTTAATTCGCCGGACAGGGCTGATGCGTTAGTTGGAGCTTTAGCTTGCGGTGGAGTTAATAACCCAGCAGTCTTGGGCTCACGCAAAAGCGTCTTCGATCTTATCTGGCCGGATGAGGATGCGTATGAGTCTGGTTATGGGGTGGCTGGTATGGATGCAGGATAATGGGCGTAAAGACACACAACTTTAGTACTGGGAAATTTAAGATACACATTGAGGACATCGACGGGCTGTGCATAGACTCTGATGTAGTTCCCGACAGGGAGAAGTCCATAACTATAAGCCCCCGACTAAAGGGCAGGAGGAGGCTGGAAGTTATTATACATGAATGCCTCCATGCAGAGTATCCGTCTATATGCAAAGAGAATGAGGAGGAATGGGTTGATACTGCCGCACTTAACATTTCAAAGCTCCTTTGGCGCATGGGTTATAGGGAATAATGTATTTTACTCTATTCTATTATACTCTACTCTCTCGTGAGTGTTTCGGAGATGCTTGGAGAAAGCGGAGAAAGACTTTTGAGGATTGTCATAGGATGGAAAAATTATTACGAATAGTGGAGCGCGAATGCGTATGGTGTGCGGAGAGATTCCGTGACGGCTCGCTCTCTCTGGGGGTTCTTGAAACAAAGCATTCGTGCTACTAGATATATGGGATGGATAGAGGGAATACTTGGAGCTACTGGTGCTGGATTATCTATCTGGCTGTGGTGGCTCAGGAACAGGGCTGCGACAAAAAAGGAGAAGAAGGATCAAAATGCTGCGGATAGCCACAAGCACAATGCTGATGTTATTGATGACCTCTTGCGGTAGCATTGGGCTGCTTCCAGTCACCAGACTACCGGAGGGCAACGTCAAGCGTCTGACGGAAATGCCTGAGTTTCAGTCCGTAAAGGAATCCTCAGAGGGGGTTAAGCGTTGGGCGAAGGAAGCCTTGCACTCAGTAAACGACTTAGAATACCAATTAAGGATTAAAGATGACTAACAGGGCAGAGCTCCACGATAAGATAAACAAGGACATCAAAGACCGTTCCCGATGGGAGCACAGGCAGAACCTATGGTACGAGATGCGGCACACTGGGCTGCGAAGGAAGAATAAGCCTTGGAACAATGCAAGCGACCTACACTTCCCACTGGCCGACTCCGTAGTTGAGAGGCTCAAGCCGTTCTACTATATGCAGATCGTGGGGATGGACACCATAGCCTCATTTATTCCGATGAGACAGCAGGATGGAGGATTAACTGTTACAGCCGAGCGGTGGTTTGATTATAAGATGAAGGAGAGCACTAACTTTTTATCAGAGGGGCTTACATGGATTGACCACGGGCTGATGAGTGGAAGGTCTGTAATTAAGGTTTACTGGGATGAGTTCAGGAAACAGGTGAGGTATGATGCGGTTGACCCAATGATGATCGTCATGCCCGACAAGACCAAGACCCTTCAGGAGTCGGACAGGCTGGTTCATATAATGCAGATGAGCATAGATTCCTTCAGAAGCAACCCGCTTTATTCTGGGGTTGACGCTGACGCAATTCAGTCGAAGAGAGGAAAGGTTGGAAACTCTGACGAGAAGGAAGTGTCTACATATAAGCGGGAGGGTATAAACTACTCTTCTGACATGGGTAAGATAATTCTCTGGGAGGTGTATGAGAAGAAGGGAGATAAGGTAACTGTCCAAACCTTCTGCCCTGAAGTTCCGAGTATGGATGTTCGGCCTACGATGGAGCTAGACTACAATCACGGAGACTATCCATTTGTAGATTTTAGTTACGAGATTAAGGATAAGGGTTGGTACTCCCCAAGAGGTGTATGCGAGATACTTGCCCCGTTCGAGTCTTCGCTCTGCAAGATGTGGAATGAGAAGCATGATGCTATGACTCTCTACAACCGCCCGATGTTTAAGACGGACAGAGATATCCCGAACAGTAACAACATTAGACTTTCCCCTGCCCAGATACTTCCGGTCGGGTTAGCTCCCGTGCAGATGAGCAGCCCACCGATTAGCTGGGATCAGGAAATCGAGATGACACGATATATCGCGGAGCAGCGTATAGGTATGCCCGACTTTGGCGTACAATCAATGCATAACAAAGGCGACAGACGAACGGCTACCGAAATCAACGCGATCAGTGGATTGATGGCTGAATCGAATGACCTACGCGCCCGTGTGTTCCGCTTGTCTCTCGGATCACTATATCGGCAGTCTTGGAACCTCTATCTGCAATACAACAAAGAGGACTTGGACTTCCGGTATCGTGAGGACAATGGGCGGATTGAGCCAGAAGCCTTTATGGGCGATTACGTTATCGAGCCAAAGGGTGGGCCTGACAGCCAGAACAGGGCACTGAAACTGCAACAAGCAATGCAGAGGAAGCAGTTGTTCGCTGGCTCACCGTTCATTAACCAAGCAGAACTGGACAGATCAATACTGGAACTGGACGACCCAAGCCTTGTTAGAAGGATGTTCCTAGACCCTCAGATGAGGCAGCAGCATGAAGGGCTTGAGGAGGCTAATAACATAGGAATAATGGAAACCGGATTCCCTGTGCCAGTCAGGGGTGATGAGAATTTTGAAATAAGGATAGGAGTTTTGGTTCAATATCTGGATCAGAAGATGGGATCGGGTGAAGGAATATCAGAGCAAACTCAACAACTAATTGTTATGCGTATAAGTGAATTGCTGGACGCCTATGAACAGGCTAACCCGAATGCAGCAAGGCAGCTACGCAAACAGCTTGCCGACTCAGCCGCCTCTTTGGCCGAGGAAAGGCAGATGGGTGCATTGCCGGATGGGGAAGAAGGACAACAGCAAATGCCGTAATGAGAAGAGAGACCATAAGAAGTATTACAAAGAAAACAGAGAGAGGATAAGGGAAACTCAGCGGCTATATTATCAGCGCAATAAGAAGAGGCTCCGCGAAAGGTCTTCCTTGTATTATTACGCGAACAGGAAGAAGGTGCGCGAAGATCAGAAGGTGTACTACGATAAGTACAAAGACCTTATAAATAAGCAGCGCACTGAAAAGATGAGGAATAACCCAGAGCTAAGAATTGTAGCAAATCTGCGATCAAGGCTGTCGTCTTATATTTCTGGAAAAAGTAAAAGAACCCTGCAACTGCTCGGATGCGAAAGAGATCATTTAATTACCCATTTGCAAGTTCAGTTCAAAAAGGGGATGAATTGGGATAATTATGGGAATAAGTGGGCAGTAGATCATCATATACCAATCACAGCTTTTGACTTAAATAATAAGAAGGAATTCGAGGCTTGTTGGCACTTTAGTAACTTGAAACCTATGTGGGTTAAGGATAATATAAGAAAGGGTAATAAGATATGCTTAGAAAGATAAGGGCTATGATGCTCTTTGCCAGAGAGATCGGTTGGGTTAATGAGCCTAGCTGGACAAACGAGGATGCCAAGGTTCTTGAGTTATTCCTCAGTTCAGACACGGGAAAGAAGCTAGGCATGACATTGTTGAATATGGTCATCAAAACTCAGTCTAGTTGTATAGAGAGTAAAAAAGACCTTGAATATAATGCAGGATTTGCTAATGGTTTCAAGGGTGCGGTTAGTAGCATAGAATCTCTAGCCGACAATAAACTTTACGGGGGCTCAGAAGAGGATGAGCTGAGTAACCTCGAACTATAAAGACATCCTAACAATACATTTCTGGTTTGTGTCGATCAGGAATGAAATATAAAGACACGCCACAGGACAGCACAGTGCGGGTTGTCTTGAAATAATGCACAAAGAGAACCATGAGTGAAGAACAGGAAGGAATAACATTGGAGCAGCTACAGGATATGGCTGCGGAACAGGATCGGATATCCGGTTACAGTGAGGGGCATCACCCTGCCGAAGTACCTGCTGCTGAAATAGAGCAACGTGCGACTTCTGGGGAGGAGCCAAAGGCTGAACCGAAACCCGAGAAAGAGGAGCCAAAGGAGGAGGCAGTTAAGCCCGATCCGGTTTCTGAATCTGATTCGCAGCTAGAGGATGGGCCTCCAGAAGTTCCAGATAGTTCTTTGAACAGTGAAGTTGACGAAAGAACGATTAAGTCTGAAAAACGGCTTAACGAATCTTGGCGTAAACTTAATGCCACTAAAGAGGAACTGGCCGATAAGGAGCGTGAGCTTGAGGAACTGAGAGGAACCTTGAATGAGCGAGCCAAGCCAGAAGCCTATATGGACGAGGACGGGAACACCGCAGAGGATTATGATGCCGCTGCCAAGAACTTTGAACTGGATGGCGAAGGCCGATTAGCTGAAAAGGCTAGGGAGCAAGCCGAAAGGGTAAGGGAAATGGGGCGGAACAACCAAGTGGAAAGCAACGATAATCAGTTCAAGAAGGAGTGGGGCGACAATTTTGATCGTGCCGCAGATTCATATCCTGAACTGAGAGACGCTGACTCCACATTCCGTAAGGCGGTAAATGGAATCCTTCAGGAAAGACCTGTGCTCGCTACATATTCAGGAGGCATTATTGACGCAGCAGATATCGTTGCCATGCAGATGAAAGTCGAATATTCAGGACAACTTCAGGAACAGATCAACACTCTTCAGAAGGAGAATGATGGTCTAAAAACTAAACTATCCATTGGTGGCTCCGAGCCCTCATCGGCCCCTGTAGGGTCTAGGGCATTTAGCGGGTTGACCCCGGAAGAACAATTTGCGGAATTACAACGCCGCGCTGCCGAAGTCGATGCCGCTGTAGCTTACTAATGGAGGAAACGCATTAAACAATGGCTACATTATCAACAACCAATCCCGCGTCACTCGCTAACGAGTACCAAACGTACTTCAGTAAGCAGTTATTAGATTACGCGGTACAAGGTTTACGAAAAGCTGAATTCGGAAAGACTGCACCACTACCTAAAAATGCTGGTGCTCAGACTATCCGGTTCTTCCGCTTTAATGAACCTTCAGCAGCCAGCGTGGTAGACCTCACTGAAGGAACCGCGATGGCATCTAGCTCATATCGTGAGTTGACGCTTGCTTATGTCGAGGCAACCTTGAACCAGATCGGTCAAGTAATTGCTGTAACTGACGTACTCAACCAAACCTCGCTACTAAACATCATGTCCCAAGCCATCAAAACAAATGGCGAGGACGCTGCGTTATACTGTGACAACCTCATTCGTGACGAGCTGGTTAATTCCGGTGACACCGATGAGAGTGACAGTCGCACCAAGAAGTATTCTGGAACAGCTACCACATTTGCTGAACTGGACGCCTTGACGGATGCGAACGGTAAAATTGACGCAACCGACCTATTGGACAGTGTTACCCAGTTGAAGATCAATCGTGCTCCCCAAATTTCTGGGCAGTATGTTATGATCGCTTCACCTCAAGTAACACGCGACCTAATGAACAACTCTGACTGGCTCGAAGCCCATAAGTACAGTGCTGTTCAAGGTTTGTTTAAGGGCGAAGTGGGCTCGTTCCACGGCGTGAAGGTAATCGAGGACACTAACCCATACATAGAGGGATCAGCCGCCGATAAAGGTACTTATAATGCCTCCGGTGATGTATTCTCATCTATTATCTTGGGTGGTGACGCCTTTGGTGTTCCGGCATTAGCTGGCGAGTCACCTAAGTCTCCTTCGATCTCGATTGTTGACACTCCAGACAAGAGCGACCCTCTTAATCAAACCACTACAATCGGCTGGAAGGCATATTACACCGCTAAGGTACTGAACGAAAATTGGTTCATCGTCCTTCGCTCGAAATCTGCCTACTCGCACGGTGGTGCATAAGAATAGTTAACAACAACTGGGGGAGCCTAAGAAACTCCCTCGGTCTTTACATTTTAAGCTGTATGCCGCTATACGTTTATGAGAATGATGAGGGGGAGAGGATAGAGGAGTTAAGGCTCTCCAAGGATAAGGATGTTTGTCCTGAAGGATATAAAAGGGTGAATGTTCCTCAACCCATAGCTTTCACGGGAATAGCCTCAAACCCAGCCAGTATGAAGGATGGAGTTTTGAAAGGGTATTACGATCAGGAGTGCAAGCACGGCAGCAAATGGAAATCTGAGTTCAGTAAAAAACAAATCAAACAAGCATGGAGTAACTAATGCCTAGAGAAGATATTAATGATGTAGGAACGATGGTGTCCAACACAACTTGGGACAACGACTTAATAGTTCGCAGGGGCGGTGGCGTAATGCTCGGCCTTCTGGGGTCATCTAAAAAAACGAGCGCACAATGGGTTATGGTGTTCGATAGCAAGACTGCCGTAAGTAACGGGACAGCCCCCGCGATACACCCCATATTCATAGCGGCTGAAGATAACTTCTACATGGAGATTCCGGTACGAGGCATGAACTTCGAGAACG